CAAACCCATAATCTTCAAAATCTTTATACATCTGCTCTACAAGGGATGTCGTTGGGACAACTACGAGAATATTTTGTCCTTTCTCAACGTAATATCTCACAATCGAGTATATCATCAACGACTTTCCAGAAGCAGTTGGAGATATCAACAACTTTCTATTATGTCTTAATGCGTCGTATACTCCCTCAACTTGGTAATCACGGGGAGCATACTTACAAATAGAATTCATATAATCTTTAACACCTTCCTTTGAGATGTTTTCATTCACCTCAAAAGGAAGACCATAATACTTATTGTCACGAAACTCATAAGTATAATCGTGCTGCTCACAGAATCTTATGAGTTTGTCTAATAAACCAATATATATTTCTTTCGTGTTTACATTAAACAAGTAAATATGCCCATTCCAATACTTATTTCGGTAAGCAGGGGCAAACTTAGCATTTGGGACTTCAAATTGAAATGCGTCTCTTAATTCATAATAGACGTGTGGCTCTGCTTCAACTTGAAGATATACCTCATTCTTTTTTGAAATAATCAAATGTGACATTCATAACATATCAGTTATGAATATTTATTTCTATTAATTAAACCCGGATTGGAATCGGTTCCAATCTATTGCGTTCTTGATGGAGTAATTGCGATTAGAAATCATCTTGATCACTTCCTCAAGAAACTTAAGCATAATGTCATAATAACGAATCTTCAGATCAATTTTATTCAACCTCTCATCGGCGTCTAGGTGCCTCTGTAACGCCTCTTTGTCTCTAACCTTATATGGAAATGGGTTTTCAATATAAACCTCTGCTGGTGCCTTTCCAGTGTAGTAGTTGTATCTTTCCAGTCTTACCTTACTATAAGTCTCTCTTGCCTTCTCTCTGAGTAAGGTGATTGTATTGTAGATTGTATAATACTTTGCGTGAAGTTGTGGAATTTTTAAAGATTCGCCATGCAAATTATCGGGGTCAATGACAGAATCTCTCTGCCACATTTCTTGTATTTCGTCAAGTGTCACTATAATCCTGTAGTAATATCATAGATAGTATACTTGAAGGTTACATCTGCTGTAAAGTACTGAATATCTGTCTGAGTAGAATCGAAATTTAGTGAAGTTAAAGAAACTGGAAATAAATCTTTGAATTTTACAATAGCATTTGTATTATAGTTGCTATCCAAAATATAAAGACTTCCATCACTGAATGCTCTTTTAGGATCTAATGGTTGAGTTAAATCATCTTGATTGGTGAGCAAGTCTCTATAATCTTGTGCGCTTTCTGGAAATCCAAGACCAGTTAACCAATTATGAATTGCCATATAGTTAACAAGATCTTCATCAACTAAGAATCTTAAATTTAAATCTTCATAAGTAAGTATATCTCCGGGTATATCAAGATTTTTCAAATATGTATTTTGTGTTTCAGTTTGTAGTGTTATTTCTGGAATTTTACTACCAGTGCAAAAGAAAGAAACTTTTGGTTCTTTTGCTAAAGTAAACTTAAACCCAACGGGGGATAAAAAATTTCGATTTGAAATTTGATTTGCAAATATATTTGTCATTATTATTTTTTAGGTGATACTTTTTTTGATGCTGTGGGAATTGTTGGTTCAGTTCTAACATAAATTTTTCTCTTCCCCCACTCGGTCGATGTTTTTACTGGTGCCAGATCTTGTGCAGTTCTTAGACTTAAATCCATTCCAGTTGTTTTATTATAATCACCTGATGGACCAAAATTACCAGTGTCTTGAACTGAAGTTTTAACAACTCTCGTGTCATTTCCCATTGGTTTTGTAGTTAAATTTAAGTTAGTTCCAAAAGGAATAGATGGTTCTGTGCTTTTTTTAGACTTATAAGGAATTGCAACTAATCTTTGGTTATCATTAAATTTATGACCACTAGCAGTTAAAGATCCTGGAGTGTCTACTTTACTATATGAACTTGCGTTAACTGGTTTCCATCCATATCTTTTTTGTTCTAGATCTGTGTGTGGTCTTTGAGTAAACCGACCAGTTTTTTTATTCAGAACACCTGGATGGTAGTTTTTATATGCAAGAACTTGTTGAGATTGGGGTTTTGGTTTATTTTGTGGTTTTACCAATTTCGCCAACGGATTCCAAAATTCTTGAATATTTGCATCGACGCAAAATTGTTTAAAGGACTTCATAAGTCTTTTATTTTTATTTATTCTTAAAGAACATATATGTTATAATATACTTTACCATCTTATGTTGAAATGTTTAATGAGTCTCATTCAATATCTACAGGAAAATTGGGATAAATCAAGTTTTATAAAGATCTCATTGAATGAAAAAATTCGTAATGAGATTGAAACAGAAACATCTTTCTTAAATTTTTATTATAAATCAATTCCACTTCGCACTAGAGCATATGTAATTGTAAATTCAATCACTGAAGATACTTTACCAAAATGTAAATGTGGTTGTGGAAAAGTTTGTGCCATTAATCTGACATATGCAGTTCAAGGTTTTCGTAATTATGCAGATTCATTCTGTTCCCGTAAAAGTAAGACAATTTCATCCAAAGCAAAAAGTAAATTAGAATCTTTTGAGTGGATATATGCGCAGAGAGTAAGTCAAAAAAAGTCCATTGAACAAATTGCCAAAGAACTCAATATTTCTACAATACCTGTGGTAAAGTATCTCAAAAAACATCAAATTGATAATTTAGTCGATTCAAGAAGAAGAAATAGTTATAGCACCTCAATTTTAAGTGATAAAGAAAAACTTCAAAGTCTTTATGAAACTGGACTTACCTGCGAACAAATTGCAAATCAGTTAGGAACTACAAAATCTACAATTTCACGCTGGTTGAATGTCTATCAAATTCATGTAAGAGAACCAAATTCTTATGAAAGAAAAATTAAAAAAATAAGTAAGGAAGAAAACACTTTATATGAGTATGTTAAAAGTATATATTCCGAAGAAATTATTCAGTCCAATCGTTCAATTCTAAAGGGAAAAGAACTTGATATATATTTGCCAAAACATCAACTTGCAATTGAATATAATGGACTATATTCACATCACTACCGACCAACAGAAATTAAAGAGTCATTGATTAAAGGAAAATCTTATCATTTACAAAAAACTCTTAAATGTGAAGAACAAGGAATTCAACTTCTACAATTTTATAGTGATGAGTGGTTATTAAAACAAGATATTGTTAAGTCAATCATTTCAAGTAAACTAAATTTAAATCAAAAAGTATATGCCAGAAAATGTGAAAAAATAATTATAGACACTTATGAAAAAAATTGTTTTTTAAATCGATATCACATTCAAGGTGAAGATAAAAGTAGAATAAAAATAGGATTAAAGTATGAAAATGAACTTGTCTGTATAATGACTTTTTGCAAATCAAGATTTAATCAGAATTATAAATGGGAACTTTCAAGATTTGCAAACAAGCAAGGAGTAAATGTAATTGGTGGATTCAGCAAATTGTTAAAATGGTTCAGAGAGGAAAATGATGGAAATATTGTTTCTTATGCAGATCGAAGATATTCAAACGGAAATGTATATCTTAAAAATGGATTTGAAGTTGTAAGAATTAACTCACCTTCTTATTATTATGTCAATCAAAATTATTCAAAAAGATTAAATCGGATGAAGTTTCAAAAAAAACTTATTGGTGCTTATGACTGTACCGAATATGAAAAAGCAAGAGAACTTGGGTATCATAAAATATTTGATTGTGGGACGATTTGTTTTGGGTTAGCATAAAAAAAGACCCCCTTTCGGGGGTCTTGAAGCAATATAGAAAGTGCTCACATAAGGTTTGCAACTTTAACTCTTCTGTAGTAAACATTAGAGTTGGTTTCGATATTGTCTGGAGCAGTTGGGAGAGTACCACCTTTAGCAAATGGATTTGCAACAATTCCATAGCGAGTCTTAAATCCAATTTTTGGTTGGAAAGTGTGCTCACCAACAGCACGTACCATCTGGAGAGGTACATATGGGCAGTAGAAGAGACCAGCATCATAAGGAGATGCACCCTTATAACCGACAACGTAGAACTGGTTAGCAGCAACGTTTGCAGAATATGGGTCGATGTAGACTCTGTACTTACCTTGGAGAACACCAGCAAAGGTGTTACCAGTGTCATCAACGTTAAGGTTGGCGTTGAGTGCAGGGGTGTAATCAAGAACACCTGCCATGGTGAGTGCCGAAGCAACGTCAGCAGAGCAGAGGATCATGTTACCCTTCCCTCTACGAGTTTGCTGTGCAATTGCGTTAGCATCACGCTCGATTTGGAAGATAAGACCCTTGAACTTCTCAACTGACCAACGACCGTTGCTATCAACGTCGAGGTCAAAAGTACCAGCGGTAGCGGTGTTAACCTGAGCGCCAGGAACAGCAACCTTATAAATGGTACGAATGATTTCTCTGTTGATTTCAGCAAGAATCTCAGTGCTGAGGATGTTAGCAAGCTCAGCCTCTGCATTCAGACCATGAATTGCCTTCAGGTCTTGTGCGAGTTCGAGCGAGTATTCTGCCTTCAGAGCGCGTGACTTAGCAGTAACGGTGAGTTTCTCGATTGAGAAAGCCATCTCGTTAAAGTAGTTGGTATTGCCGTCGCCAAGTGCTTCAGCATTACCAGTGGTCATACCTTCGCCAGTGTTGTACTTGTTAGCACCAGTTCCAGCGTTGATAGATTGATCGGTTGGACTGAGAATTGAAGGATTAGTACCACCCTGAGCAGTAGTACCCAGACCAACTGCGCCGTCAATGAAACCTGCGGTGAGGTTACGGCTGTTATTCTGACCAGAGAATGCGGAATCTACTTCATTGTAGAATGTCTCAGCACCACTCTGATTCTGATAACGTGAACGCATTGCGAAGATGAGTCCTGTAGGGCCGTTCATTGGTTGAACGCCACAGAGATCATAAGCGATCAGGTTAGGCATTGAACGTCTGATCAGTGAGATCAGAACGGGATCAAAACCAGCAACAGGAGAACCTGTTGAACCAGCTGCACTACCACTAAATCCACCGGTACCGGCAGAGTTGGTTGGGGAAGCTTCGCTAAGGAAAGAACGCTCTTCACGGAGTTCTCTCTCTTGGTTTTCTAGCAGGATAGCAGTTACCGATCTACGATGTGAATCTTTGATTTGATCCATTCCTTGATAATCAAGGATCGGTGCCCACTTCTCCTGCAGATATTCGGTGTTGTACATCTGCATTTGATTTTTACCTCTTTAAAAAGTTTTGTTTGATTTATAATCTAAAAATCACTTGTTAGCGACTCTACTGAGAGTCTGAAGATATGCTTCCATGATTGGGGAAACTGAAGATTGTTCAGATCCTTCATAAGAAACTTCCTCTGATAAATTCTCAGTTACATCTCTTTGAGTACCAGCGTTTGATGGGAAATATGATTCCCTCAGAGTTACTAGTTTCTCACGATAGTTTTCTTCACTATCAAACTCAACATTTTCTGCAAGAGAAGCGAGTTTGTCTTTCTGAGAAAGTGCGAGACCCTCAGCGACATCTGCAAAAATTACATCAGCAACTGACTCTGCTAATCTTCTATT